GAGGTAGAGTGGCACCGTCGCCACCACTATCACCACCACCTGATTCGCCTTGTCCGGGCATAGGTGTAGAGCCACCGGAAGCGATAGGATTCTTTTCATGGATACCTGTGAGTGGAGCTTCACCACGGGAAGTTGTCAGGTCAAAGAAGCGTTCATCATAAGGTCCAGTGTCGGCGTAGAAACCATTCACTACATTTTTAATTTGTGCATTCTTCTCTTCGTACGTCAGGGTCTCGTCAGCGTGAATACCATCTAGTTGCTCTTGAGCAGCATCCTGAATGATACCACCGGGGTCGTGCACAGGGCGACCACCCATTCCGAGGAAGCTAGCTACGTCACCAAGCATGTCAGTAGGCATGTAACCTACGTCTAGACCAATCTTAGACAAGAACCCATTCTCACCTAGCAGACCATACAGGTCAGAGGTGTTTGTTAGGCGGTTCACTTGGTCCTGTGTGATAGGAATCTGATTAACTGTGTCGATACCTACCTTCAGGTTACCGTCCAGTACGTTACCAGCTTCGTCAACATAGGACCCATTGTCGTTGGTCTGCACTACGTCACCGCCAACGTCTTTGGCAGTGGCAATCGCGCTAGAGAACCCAGCGGCCTGTAGCGCCCGCATCAGGTCAATGTCACCTGTGGAGATGGCCTGAGCAATTACATCATTCACACCACCCTTAACAAAGGCGCCAGCGAAGTTGTCCGCACTGTAACCAGCGGGCAGGTAGTCGTCAAGGAAGCCCGCACCAATGCCACCTGTCACCCCACCTGTGACACCAGCCGTGAGGATGTCTTTTACGTCACCACCTTGGAGGGCAGTGTTGATGGCACCTGAGCCAGCACCTACGATGACACCGGCCTGAGCGGCTGTGTATCCTGCGGTCACCAGAGCCTGACTTGCATAAGGTGCAAGAATAGTTAGACCTACAATCCCCAGTGCTTGCAGGGGGTTGTCCTCGATGAAGTCATTGATACCACCAGGAAGTGAGCTAGCGTTCCCTAGTTTAAAGATGTCCCCGGGACCATGTTCAGACGTGAGGTCGTTAAACGTGTCGAAGTCATGGGCAATCATCTTGCCATCTTTCTTGGCGTCCTCACCGTAGCCTTCATTGAGAGCCTTCATGTAGGCCAGCGATGCGGCAATGTCTCGAGACTCTTGGCGTTGTTCTGCACTGGAGCCATTCCACGACTTCTCAGCGTCTAGTGCGTGGAAGCGAATGGCGTCCGTAGGGTTGTCAGCAATCCAACGAGCAAAGTCCTCAGGACTCTGGTTACGTACACCACGCATGTCAGTGTACCACTGGGAAATCTCATTGCGAGACTCTCTCTTACCTAGGCCACCATTGTTGGCAGTCTGGTTGTACCTCTGTGTGGCATAGTCAGCGGCCATACGTGGGTCAGTGGACACCAAGTCTCTAGGTTGCCAGTTGCCAGTCTCAGGGTTACGACCAGCCGTAGACTCATTGATATAGTAGTCAGTGGACTGCTGAGTTGGCGCCTGCATGGCGTAGATGCTGTCACGTTGTTGCTGTGTCAGGTTCTCGTTATTGAGACGGGCGTTAAACATGTTCTGCATGTGCTCATCAGAGAGCTGGCCTTGTTCACCGGCATGAATGATAGCGTTAGCGAAGTGGAAGCCACCCTCAGTAGCAGTAGTCTTATTAGGGTCCCACTCTTGGTACCATGGCTGGTCCTGTGGGGCGATTGCTGCCGTAGGCGGTGCCTGTGTAGCTACCGGCTGTACAGGGGCACCACCGGCCACGAGAGCGGCCTCAGGGTCCATCATACCAGCATTAGGGTCCAAGAGCTTCACTTCAGGTGTAGAAAACAGAGGAGCGCCGCTACCGAAGCTCAACCCACTGGGGGCCGCACCTGTAAGGCGGTCAGCGTTAACCTGAGCGTTGTCTGCAAACATCTGCGGATTCGCCGCCTGTGCTGCATTCACTCGGTCTTGGAGTGCCTGTAGGTTAGCCAACCCCTGCGTATCAAACATGCCGGGGACGGGGCCTTGGTTTACGTTACCCGCTTGCGCGCCCATCGCTGGTGTCCATTGCGCCATTAGATAGCCTCCAAGACCTCAATTCTAGCGGATAGTTCTTGTACTGATTTGATGAGCACAGCGATGAGCTCGTCGGAGCGTAGACCACAGTCAGTGAAGATGTCTGGGATAATAGGCTCCACTTCCTGAGCAATGAGACCGAGGTGAGTCAGTCCATCGGCCCGGTCACCCTTCCACTCGAAGGACACAGGGCGCAGCTGGTTCACAGCGGCAAGACCGTAAGTGATGTCCACCACGTTCTCTTTCAAGGCAGCGTCAGATGGGTTCACGTTAGTCAGGGTGCTGTTGTTAGAGTAGACAGTACCTGTGCCCAGTGAAGCAATGCGGAGGGAACCATCTGGCTCCAGAATCTGGACAGGGTTACCGTTGCAGTACATCAGGAACGAAGTGTTCTGAGTGTTGTTAAAAAACATCTGGTTGGTGCCATTAATGTACCACTCACCGGACGTAGCTACACCGACACCCTGTAGGTTCACACGAGCGCCTGTGGCACCATACTCGTGGAATGTAGACCCATTAGTAGTGAGTTCTAGGGCCACATCATTGAAGGCCCACAGCTCTAGAATATCAGTATTGTTGTTGTAGCGGATACCACCAGCATCAATGTCATTTTGGTCACCCATGGCAATAGCCGAGGTACCAACGGGGTCAGAGATAATGGCAATCCCAGCGTTAACACCAGTGACCGCCATGTTTGAGTAAGCACTAGAGACCGCACTTGTGGGCACGTTGTACCCATTCAGGATAGCCATCTGTGCCCAGTTGTTAGAGGTACCGTTAATGATGATACCGTCACTAGCGAGCTTGACGTAGCTATTCTCAACCCAGTTGCCTGTGTTGTCAGCCCGGAGTGAGTTGTTGATTGCAGTCGATGGAGGTACAGCACCACCACCAGTAACAATCACTTCCCATGCAGCATCCTGACGACCGTACAGCTGGCCGTCCTCTGGCGCCTCGTCAATTCCCGAGTACGCAGCGCCTGGCCCAATGAGCGGAACAGGTACGGTGTCACCCTTACCTACCCACAGCTTACCATCGGCTCTGTTGACTGCCAGCTCACCATCGGCAAGGAGGACAAGAGGTACCGCATTAGGCGTTGAGCTTACCTTAGTTGTAATTGTTACTGGCATGGGAGGCCTCTTATGCTACAGTGAGAGTAGTGATAGTAAGTGCAGTAGACGGTGCCACTACGAAGACTGATACAGTTACACCGTCAGACGTAGCTGTCATGTCACCCGAGCTTGCTGTAATGAGTGCGGCCATACGTGCAGCGGCCTCAACGGGTCCCAGTGCTGTTGTGGGCCACGCTACTACTTCACTGAAGTTAACACCACCTGTTGAGGTGATAAGCACTGTCAGTGTAGTAGGGTCTAGCCACAGCCCATCCATTGTGAATGCAACAGTAGCAGCCGGTCCCGCGATGGTAGCCGTAGCCACAGGAGCGAGGTCAGCAAGGGGCACTGGTGTTACATAGTGATTGTAGACGGGCACATCGCGCCCATCCTTGTAGTAGGGGGACGCCACCGCTTCATCGAAGACAGTGGACGAGTAAGAAAGCACAGGGCGTGGGTTGCCGTGATACTTTGTTTCAGCAATTAGCGTTGCCATGTGATTCTCCGGTTACTTAAGCTGTAGTAGGTTCAGTGGTAGAGTTAGTCCATGTGACTACACGGTCACCCTTACCTTGAGAAATCCAGTAGGGTGTTGTTGCGCCGTAGACAACTACGTCACCGGCAAGGCCAGCGTTCCAGTTGTTACGTACGTAGCGTTCAGTGTCAGTAGAACGACTTCTTGAAGCTGTTGAATAGGCCATGATTGGCTCTCCTTATAATGAAAAAAGGCCCATTGGTGCCCTCGTTCCCTGTTACGGGGAAGTTGGGACCAAGGGCCTTATGAGGGTTGACCTTAGTTGGCAACTGCGATAGTTACGCCAGACTCAGGACGGTAGCACTGCGTTCCGAACAAACGGTCAGCGGTGAACAGTGTAGACAGGAATTCCTGCTTGTACTGTGTTTGTGAACGGATTCCCATCTGCTCTGCGAGAACGTAAACGTCCTTCTGAGCTAGGAGGGCACCACGCACGTCACCGTTGGCTGTGTTATCAGCGGCAGTTTCAATCACGGGCACGTTAGTGCTCACGTAGACATCAACACCGTAGATTTCACCAATCTTACCGTTGACAGTACCTTTGTTGTTCACAAAGTCAGTACTGTTGTAACGCTCGATACCACGAATGGCATTACACAAGCTAGGTGGAATGACGAAGAAGCGGCCCATCATAGGCACGTCGTTGTCGTCCAGCACTTGCAGCGCGTCACGCATAGTTTGGTCAGTGAAGGCGTTCAGGTTAGTAACTGTGTCGATAGTGTAAGGGATTGCCGCACCACCATTAGCAGCTACGTCAGGCATCACAGTCTGGCTGTGTACCCAAGAGCTACCGTCACCGTCACCGAGCTTAGTACCGTTGCTGAAGAGGATGGTATCAGTCTGGCGAGCCAGAGCGTAACCGGCATCACTTGTGTAGAAACGACGCAGAGACGCGAGGGCCTGTGCTTCAGTGATGTCCTCAATCATGCGTGAGTATTCCCACTGCTGGTCGATGTTGATGATAAGTTCATCTTCAACTTCAGCAATCAGGGTAACAGAAGTCTCTGCTACTTTCTTCGACGCATCGCCACGGATAGGAGAAGGAACGTGAATCGTGTCACCCTTCTTGCCTTTCATTGACATTTTCTTAATCAGATTTGCAAGTACGAGGTTCTTCTCATACTCAGCGATGATTTCATCACTCCAAATCTCTGGTACGAATGTAGCAGCTGTACCTGTGTTACCACCGGGCCCCGGAATAGAGGTTACCTGTGGTGCTGCGTTGAACGGATTAGAGCCAGCCATGTGTTTCTCCTTTAGGCATTAGCGAACCCGGCCCTCTTGATATGCCCTCATAATTTCAGGGGACAACTTCTCATAGCGGTCGGGGTCTTCTTTCATGAGTTTAATAA